AGAGACCTCAGTGTCGCCAGAGACCCGAGCGTTGCCAGAGACCCAAGCGTTGCCAGAGACCCGAGCGTCGCCAGAGACCTGAGCGTTGCCAGAGACCCGAGCGTTGTCAGAGACCCGAGCGTCGCCAGAGACCCGAGCGTCGCCAGAGACCTCAGTGTCGTCAGAGACCCAAGCGTTGCCAGAGACCCGAGCGTTGCCAGAGACCCGAGCGTTGTCAGAGACCCGAGCGTTGTCAGAGACCCAAGCGTTGCCAGAGTGAGATAGGTTATCTTCTTTTTTTACATATCCGCCTAGATCGCCTTTCTCAACAGTCCCAAAACTAATTAACGCTTTAATTCTAAACAGCGTGACACCGAGAACATCGATTGTGTCGTCGATAAGCAACTCATATTTTTTCATTTTCTTTCTCCCTTTATTTAAAGTAATTCTGGATTTTCGTAGATTCTCGCTCTAACAGTAGACCAATCACACCCATAGTATGATGCAATCCAATTTATTGACTTACCTTCGTTTAGAAAAGCTTTTAACTCTTCTGATGGTATAAGAACACGCTTTTTCATTTTCAAACCTTTTCTACTATGATTTGCCATACTGATTTTTCTCCTATGAGACTCTGAAAAAATGCGTCCTTTATTATGCTTTCTATTGTGAGCTTTATTTAGTATCAAAGATAGGTTTTCTTTTCTTGCGTCTAACTTGTTCTCATTCAAATGATGCACACTATACTCAAATGGAATTCTTGTTTTCAACCAGAATTGCATTAAAAGTCTGTGTATATGAATCTTTTCGTTATGAATTGAAACAGCAGGATAGAGACCGTGTAAATATATCTTTTTTCTTCCCAAAGTAGGTTTTTGCTGATACCACAAGATTGCCTTCTCTAATTCAGAATAATCAACAAGACATTCACACTCATTGCTAAAATCAATTTTCGCTTGTCTTTTTACCGTCAATTAAATCACCATCCTCCCAAATATTGCCGATAATTTCGATACTGTTTTCCATAAACTCTTTTGCTTCTTCAAAGCCTTCAGTATCTACTGTGTCACTCAAAAAGCTCTCTTTTCCTTTTTCGTCGACCATATAAAAACCCAATGCCTGATGATTTCGGAGAACTCCAAACGTGTGCCCGTCCGATATAATATCCCCCTCAAAAATTTCCTTGCCATTCTTGTCTTTGAGGTCTGTTGATTGCATGAGAATGATGTCATCGAAATCATAGTAACTTAATTGCCCAAAAAAGAGTGTCTTTACACAAATTTGTTTTTTCTCGAAATTAAGAGACACAATATCATCCGCTTCATGCATTTCTTTTGTAGCCTTATTCCACGCTCTAAAATTTGGTATCATCTGTTTGCTCCTTTGTTTCAAAATAAAATTTTCCAGAAAATGGCTCTATTTTTACAATGCCATAATCAATGCCTAGCCTTGTTATAAACGGTTTTGCTATCCTTTCGTGCAGAGAAGACATTTGTTCCCTAAACTCCTCTAACCTGAGGGTGGATTTGTAGAAATTGCACATATAGCATGCTGGCATATAGTTATCTAGTGTGTCTTCCCCTCCGTTGTAAAAAGGTACCAAGTGGTCTACTCTTAGACTTTTTAGGTCAAGTTCTTTTCCACAGTAAGCGCAGTGCCCATCATACTTATATAGTACGGTCTCTCTGATTTTTTTTGATATGGACTTCCGTTGCCTCATAAATCCTCCTTTTTCACGAACACACCATCTACCATTTTCCCTTTCCGATCCTTGATTTCATTCCATGCTAGTTCAAGGCAGGATTCAAGTGTTGTGCCGTATCTAATGCTGATAATTTGCAAATAGCGGTTAATCTCCTGAATATTCCTCTTGTTGGTTCGAGGTCCAAAGTTTCCAGATAGATCGCCGATTGAAATTGCAATATCACATAGCAGCGTAGTCATGCCATGAGGAGAGGTCGGTTCCTCCGCATACAAGCTTCCTAGCTCAATTCCGCTCTGCTGACAGTAGATGATTTCCACGACCAGCATGTCGCCGATGCTATCCTTGACTTGCTCAATATTGCCTTTGAGATGTCCTTGGACGAGTTCCCCAAACTCCTCATAGAGTTTCAATAGCTGCTTACGACTGTCAGCCTTATCCAATCCACGGTCTTTCGACCATTGCTGCACATTTTCGATTAGTTGTTGCTTTTTCATTCTTTTTCCTTTCCGATAGGTAACTTTCCGCTGAACAATTCTGTAATCAAAGCATCCCTCAATTCCGCTAACAATCTGTTTTCTTCGTTGTTAAAAAACATCATTTGAGTTCGCCATAAATTCATCACAACCGAAATTATTTCTGGTAATCTTTCAAAGTTTTTAACTTCAATTTTTAATTCTTTATTTCTAGTAAGAGATAAAGAAGATGATTTCTTTATTTTTAGACCAATATTTGCTAGCTCATCGCTTAATGTTTTTGAAATTTCTTCCCCTTTTTTAAAGTCAACCGCTAAATCATAAATTCCAAGCGATTTAGCCATATTCTCGTTAATGGTTATTTTTACAGAATTTTGTAAATCAATAATGCGATTTAGGTCATTAGCTATATCGTTAAGTGGACGATGCACGTTCGCTTGTTTATCACTTTCGATATATCGGATTGGTGACAAATTAAAGTCTTGTTCTTCAATATCTTTGATTGTTACAGACCGACAAACCCCAGCAATGTTCAGCTGTTCTACAATCATTTTTTTAACTTGTTCTGCCATATCTTCAGGCAAAATGTTAAATTCTTTTTTATACACTCGGGCGTTTTGCTTTCCAAATTGCCCGCGCTGTTCCCTCACTTCAACTTCTGCTTTTTCTCTCAAATCAATCATTGACACAAGGGATGACGTTTTCTTCTTGTTGAAAATTATGATGCATGTTGGTATAGATGTTGATACAAACATGTTGTCAGGCAATGAGATGACAGCTTCTATGTAATTCCCTTTTACCAGCATTTTGCGAATACCTGCTTCGTCGACTTGGTTTGTTGTCAGTACACCATTCGGAAGAATGAATTGTGCATATTCACTAATTTCTAATGCTGATAAAATAAAAGCGAAATTTGCATTACTTTCCGGAGGGATACCTAAATCAAATCTTGGTTGTGCGGAAGCAAAGAATGGATGTTGCCATTTTAAGTTGTACGGAGGATTGCTAATTAGTTGTTTCAATTTTAATCACCTTCCCAAATCTCTCTCTTTTTTCAATCGAGTACAGATTGAAAAGTTCTCCGGACAAAACATCTTGATGCTTTACAATAGCTCCGATATTTCTAACTGCAAGATTGAACAGCAATAGAGGTATTACATTTTCGTCGAATTCTATACATTCAAACGATAAAGATGGATTTATTGACCATGATTGGATTGTTAGCGCTCCACTTCCAGCGCACATATCAATCATTACCTCGTATTCTGGATTTTGACTCTGCATTTTTGCCAGGAAAAGAGCCAATGTCTTTGGTGTGTAGTCTTGTTTCTTTGTTTCTCTATCTGCGAGCCAGTACTGATATATCATCTGCAACCAATCTACAGATAAGTCTTGTACTAAAATTTCAAATTTTTCGTATTTTTGAACATCGTCAGACATAACCGCGTCATATATCGTTCTTGACAAATCTTCTTGATTTTCAATCTCAAAAATTCCCAAAACATTCTTAGTTAATTCACTTAATTCCATATTCCCTCCTAATATTCAAACGCTGGCGTAATGCCTTTCCTAGCCATCGCCAAAGCAGCAATTTCCGCTTGTCGTTGTTCCATGTGGTACAGCTCCAAGTCTTCGTGATACTGTTCCATCAGTTCGGCTTGCATGCGTTCCAATCGCTCTTTCTTTGCACGTTTGCGTGCGTCCATGCGGTTACCGTACCAGCCGGCTAAAAATGCGATTGTTGCAATCAATGCAACTCCCATCAATTGACTTGTTAATGTCGGCTCCATTGTTTTTTCTCCTCGTTGTGTGATATAATTAAGCAAATACTTTTTAGAAGCCTAATCGCTTCGCTAGTGCCTTGTCCGACTCTATCTCGGCAAGGCTTATTTTTTGGCACGGTAGCGGTTGAGTTGCTTCCACTTCCAGAACTTGCGGAAACCCTCATAGTCTACAAACATCAGCTTGTGCGTCGGATTGAAGACATATTGCTCGAATTCTGCATTTTCTCGCATTTCTTTGACAAATTGCTTTGCCGTTGGAAGTGTCAGCCCTTGCCACCTTTGCATTAGATGTTCATAATCTCCGCCTGTCGGTTCTTCCGTTCCGTCAGCTGGCGTATAGATAATTTCTTTTATCTTTACCTGCGGCATCTTCTCCCCTACCTTTCTTCAAAGACAGTCCAACTATCAGAGATAGACAGCTTTTTAGTGATTTCAAGCTTCAGGCTATCACTTCCATGCCCCTCTTTGATTAGTCGATTGATTGCAGCTGGTGTGACGCCGATGACTGTTGCCAAGTCCGACTGACTCCAACCTTTTTCGTTGAGTCGCTGCTTGACTAGCTCAATCCATTTCTTGTGTTGTTGGCTCATATTCCCTCCTTAATTGAATAGCGATACTTGCTGATTTGCGTTGAAAATTTCATCTTTCAGCTCTGGGCTGATAGACCAGCGACGAATGAATGACACTGCATCGTGGAAGTTCTTGGCAGGAATTTCGCGGCGACGAACTCCAAAGTGTTTGCGGATCGCATGATTAATGTCAGAGTATGCCTTTCCTCGGATATGGTTATCCCGATAAGCCGGGGCTTTCTTCCCTTGCAGGAAACCAACGATTTTCTTGTTGACTTCTTCTGTCAGCATGTTCTCTTGTACGGCATTCACTCGCATAGTGTCTTCAAGATTAGTAATGCGGTGTTCGTGATTTTCAATGCTATCTAGCATCTTCCGCATTACGCTGATTTCTGATAGCGATTGTTCGCTGCTTGCGCTTTTTCCAATAATTTCGTTTGTCATATGATTTCTCCCTCTAATACTTCTGTTTCCTTGAGCATACTTCCCATGTCCTCGGCAAGTCTGCTGATTGCTTTTTGCAACTGTTCAAATTCGTTTCTGACTTTACTGTCAGAGTGTAATATCCGTTGTTCGTCCACATAGACCAGACCGCCCATGTTTACGACCATTTCATTTCCTTTCCGGATAAATGATAGTAGACTCTTATAGCTGCCGATTTTCGCTTGTGCTTCGTTCAATTGTCCTTGCGACTGCTTGATGGCTTTTGTCAGCTCGTCATACTTAGCCGACTTTTCATCAACTGCTTTGCGCTCTTCGACAAGCTTGTTATATTGCTCCTCGATGAACTCTGCTCGGTCGTTTAAGTCGTCGTATTCTCGTTTGAGCTGGCTATTCTTCTCTAGCAGCGTGGCATTTAGCGACTTAGTAGCGTCGTAGTCTGCCGGTGCGACTTCGATTTCTTTGACAACTTCCTTTTCAATCGTCTTGGTTTCAAGACCTTTTAAGGCTTGTTCTGCCAGGCGCTCGTTTTGCTCTCGCAAGCTGTCGTTTGCGCTTCGTGCAAGGTTGAGTTGGCGCTTGACTTCTTGCAGCTCTCTGACTGTTGGATTGTCTCCTTGCTCAATCCGTTCAATCTGTTCTTGCCTGTTTTCCTCTGGCAAGGTTGCGATAAGATGTAATGCTGTTGTTCCTAAATGTCGTAACGTTTCGACATTTGGTAATTCTTTAGCGATTTTCATTGACTTATAAGCAAAATCCTTGTCAAGACCAAGTCTTTCGTGCCAGTCTCTAAACTCGCCATGAACCAAGTCATGCTCCTTAACATGATTAAGCCGTCTACCGATTTCCCAAATTGACTGACCGGCAAGTTGCTTGTGGTGATTGATTTCAAGCTCAATCTGCGCTAAATTGTCAGATAAGGATATTTCTTGCATTTACTTTTCCTTTCTCCTGTGATATAATTTAATTGAAAAAATTTTTTGTAAGCGCCTCACACAGAGGTGCTTTTTTGTGCTATAATCATCTCGAAGGGAGGTGATTATTATGAAAACATTCGATGATTTTAGAAAGTCTTTGACAGAAGAAGATATGGATTACATAGCAAACAAAGCCAATAATGCTATCAACCATATCGACCATACTGACGCTCTCCAAATCGGAACTGCTAGTGGTCTAATCTCTGCAATTACTACAATTGAACTTCTTGAGAAGTATCATGAATGGCTTCACGGACAAGCCGACTAAAATCTTTGGGGTCTATCATTAAATTGATAGGCTCTTTTTTGTTGCCTACATACGGATAGCGTTTTGGTTTCATTTGTTTTTCCTTTCTATGTTTGCGATAACACGGTTAAACCGTGTTAATTGGGTAAAAATTTAATATCAGCGTAGCTGATACCATATAACTTCTCAATCTTCATTATTTCAGGAACATCGGGAAATGTTTTTGATTTTTCCCAGTTACTTAATTTCGATGGTGAAATTCCTAACTTTTCCGCTGCCTCTGCCTGAGATAGATTGTTATTAATTCTTAAGGTTTTTAAAGTCCATTCTGGCATGCTGCACCTCCCTTCTTTCAGCGTGTCCTTAAGTATATATCTATAATAACACGGTTTAACCGTGTTGTCAACACATTTTTACGTTTTTTTTTACTTTTTTTAATATTTCTTGACAAAAACACGGTTTAAGCGTAATATTATAATATAGAAGAAAGGAGACAGCGTATGAAAAGCTCTCTTGGAAATAAAGAAGTCATGGCTTCAAATATTCGCAGACATATAGATAAGTTAGGATTGAATGTAAAGGATTTTTCAAGGGAGATAGGAGTTAGTTACTCAACAGTTAGAGATTGGACTAACGCGGTTACTTATCCGCGAATTGATAAAATAGAAATGATGGCAAATTATTTCGGCGTAAATAAATCTGATTTAGTAGAGATTAAAGCAGAAGCCTCTACTCTTGACAAGATAACTACTGCTGCATCCAAGTTAGAAGAAGAGCGGCAAGAAAAAGTCCTTGGCTACTGCGAAGACCAGTTGTCAGAGCAGGAAAGGGGCGGACGTGAACTTCCTACAGTGGACGAAAGATTTACCAATGTCACGGACATTTATAGGAAACTGTCTCCAGAACGTCAAGAGGAAGCTCGGCGCAGCATGAATAGACAGCTACGCAGCCAGAACATTGTCAAGATGGAAGAGATACAAAAAGCCCAAGACTTATACGAAAGCTTGGGTGAAGAGTTCGAAGATATCGGTTTGTATGGAGAGGTTTCTGCTGGTACTGGTGTCTGGGTATCTGACGAGCCAGTTGAGATAATCAAGTACCCTGTACCAGTTCCAAACCATGATATAGCTCTGCGTGTCAATGGAAACTCCATGGAGCCTATGTTCCACGATGGCGACGTCGTCTTTGTTAAAAAGACGCCCGAAGTCCATCACGGCAGCATTATCATCATCATTGTTAATGATAGCGCCTATATCAAAAAGCTCTATCGCAGAGATGACGAAGTGCGCTTGATATCCCTCAACCCACAGTATGAGGATATCATTTTAAATCCTGATGATACGATTGAGATTATCGGGAATGTGATAATGTAGAAAATAAGCAGGCTTAATGGCCTGCTACTTTTTTAGGAGTTTATAATAATAATGGCAAGTTACAGAAAAAGAGATGGCTCTTGGGAATATCGCATATCCTACAAGGCCGCTGACGGCAAATACAAGCAGAAAAGCAAGAGAGGATATCGCACTAAGACAGAGGCCCAAAGGGCAGCCGCAGAGGTCGAGAGAGAGCTATCTGACGGCTTATTTATAGACCGTGAGCAATCGCTAGCAGATTATTACGAGAAATGGTCAGAAGTCCACAAAAAGCCTAATATTACATCGGTTACTTGGAAGAAATACCTATATACTGCTAAGAAGATTAAGCTTTATTTTGGCAATGCAAAGCTGACGAGCATTACAGCTACACAGTATCAACAAGTTATCAATGACTTTGCATCAACACACTCACAAGAGACGGTCGAGAAGTTCCATGCTCACGTTAAATCTTGTGTCAAAATGGCGGTACATGAGGGAATTATCAAAAGGAATTTCTGTGACTTCGCCCTGGTAAAGTCTGAAAATAAAGGATATGATCCAGAGACGAAGTTATTAACGGCAGAGGAATATCAGCATGTCTTAGAAACGACTAAAACCAAACGAAACATCAAAACATACTTCTGCATCTACCTCATTGCTGCTACTGGTATGCGATTTGCGGAAGCACAAGGCTTGACTCTGGATAGCGTAGATTATGACAAGCTAGAGATTAGCGTAGATAAGACTTTCAATCAAGTTCAAAGTAAGGATTTTATGCCGACGAAAAACCCTAGTTCTGTCCGGACTATCCCTATCAGCAAGCAGACAGCTGATTATATCAAAGATTATATCGATACCGCCTACGAGCCGAACGAGCTGCTGAGGTTGTTTTTGGGGGTGTCTAATACCATCGCTAACAGAATTTTAAAAAAGATAGTCGGTAGAAATGTACATATCCATTCCTTGCGGCATACCTTTGCCAGCTATCTAATCAGCCAAGGAATTGAGTTGATTTCTATTTCCCAACTGCTAGGCCATAAAGACCTCACTACTACCCTAAAGGTCTACGCTCACCAGCTGGACGCAGTCAAAGACAGATCAGACGACAAGGTCCGAGGATTATTTTAAAAATTATTTTGGGCGGAATTTGGACGGATATAACAAAAACCCTTGTAAATCAAGGGTTTTCAATCTTATATAATGCTAATTGCCGACAAAAACATTATGTTTAAATAAACGAAAGTAAATTAATTATCTTGTTTTATAAGCTTTTATAAAAATTTTCTTTTATATTTTTAATATTCTTTTATAAACTTTTTGGGCGGATTTTGGGCTTGATTCGATTTTGAAAGCAAATAAAAAAGCCCCGACCAATCGGCCGAGGCAGTGTATTATTTAAAAGTGTCTTATAAAGGAGCGAACTCCTTTCTGTTATTATCCGTGAGCTTTCGAAAAGCGAAGGAAGTCATCATCTCCCAGCTCGACGATAGCAAAACCTAACCTATCTTTCAGGCTGTTTACTGACTTGATGTCGGACAATCCAACATATTTCCCGCCTACGAAAACTCCGTATCCATATTTTTTGCTAGTTACGATAAATTCTTTCATTAGTTTTAAATCCTCCAAGTTTTTGATTACAATATCTGCTTTTGGTGCATCAAATGGCAGCTCAAACCAGCCGAGCATTTGCTGTGCTGGTGCTTGCCAGTTGACATAGCTAAATGTGCCGTCGCTAGACAGATTGCGAATAACCTTGCGTGTCCATCCGCCGTTGTATAGAGCGTCAGCATTGCTGTCGATGTTCTGCTCAATGGTTGTAATTGTACCATCTGGATTGTTTGCGACCACAAATCCGATATGTCCGAACTCGTGATATGGCAGACAGTTAGACACAAATACAGCCCCTACAGGCGGGTTATTAGATCCGTTAAAGTATGTCACTTTAAGACCTAAGTTTGCAGCACGGTCTAAGCAATCAATAGCATTGACATAGCTAAAATTAAGTTTGTATAGTCCTTGATACTGCAAAATGTTGTCAATCAAAGCTACACATTGCACAATGTTGCGTTCCGTTCCTCTGCCTTGTCTATTTCTAGCAAGGTTTAACAAACGGGACTCTACTGGTTTCTCAGTAGTTCAGACTATATCTTCAGTAAACCCTTAAACTATCGTTATTTTCTTTATTATGTTTCATTATCGCTTGTATTCTGGCGTTGTGAGCTTCTTCGGCAGTATCAAAAGTTCCAAGGTTTACTCTCTTGTCACGTTTGATATTAAAATAAGCTTGATATTTGCTATTAGTTCTTGGCGATACCCCAGGGAACCCAGATTTTCCGACATGAAAATTTCTGTTTCTACAATTTTCTTGTCTTGTTACCCAACGGCAATTTTCCTTGGTGTAGTTACCGTTGTTATCAATCCTATCCAACTGGTGTTCTGGTGTAGGAGGTTCGCCCATGTCTTTGTAGAACGTCAAAAAGTCTTCTCGCCATTCTTCACACATGGTTATGCCCCGACCACCGTAACGGTCATAATGCTGATATGTTTTTTGGTAACATCTCTTTTTTATGCCTCTCCAAGTATTATATACTTTGGTTCCGTGCATTCCGTGTTTTTTCTGAAACATAATTGTACCTCGCATATTTTGATACTTCTATTATATCATATATGGGGTAATCTGTGTAACGTTTTGTTTACTGTCCTGTGCTGTCCGTCAGTTGACGGCTCTTAGTCGTTGAACCTTCCACCTCTTTTACCAAGGCGACTCGGCTGCTGATTTCCCAATCTATCAGATTTTCAAACTGTCACGTCTGCCATTACTGGCTCCGTTGTAGTTCTGATAGCTTAAGGGGGTTCCAGCAATTCTCAGGATTAGGAGGCCAATGCCTAACCTCCATAAGGATTGGTAGGCACTTCCATGCGCTGATTAACTACACTCTCCAGCTTATCAAGTAGTTGTTTTTGAGTCGTCAAAAGACCACCCCCCTTACATTAGTCTTCCTTAAGCTCAGACAGGTTCATCAGGATACATGTCAGACCCGCAAGGCCGACTGTTGATGCAACTACCATCCAATTCACTTCTGTGATGAGTGCAGACGAGCCAATGACACCAAGCGCAGCTTGAGCCATAGTCTTGATTACTTTGATAGCGAGTTTTTTAGTGAATGTGTTCATGATTTTAACTTCCTTTCTTTTCGATCATGATTTTGAGTTCTTTGACATCTTCTGTCAAATTCTTGATTTGCTCTGTCATAGCGACGAGAGCTTGGTTCTGCTTGTCGTGGTCGTCCAAGCGTCTAGTGTGGTCTTTCGTCTGCTGCTCCAAGAAGCCTAAGCGCAATTCCAATGAGTTGATTTTGGTTGCTTGCTCAATGCTTTTAGCACGCAGAACATTGTAAAAACCGTAGACAGTGATGATAAATCCGCCCACGGTCATTAAAAGCTGGTACTCTGGTTTCAAATAATAATCACCCCCTTTCTAGCTAATTACTGATGTTTGGCAGCACGATAGTCCATGCTCCGGATTTGAGCATATCTTCTGCTGATTGACCAGTGTAGTTGTAACCAGTAGCACCAGTGTATTTAACAATCGTCCGATTTCCTTGCTGCCACTTCGGATTGGTTGTGTACGGATAATCGATAGTGACGAAAGTAGGCCCTGTGTACCGCTTGCCGTTGACTGGCGCATCAATCTTCTGCGCCAAAGCTGTGTAGCTATTGATGTCCAGACCACCAGAAATACCAAGAGCGATATAAGTGACCAGTTCGAGCAATTCTTTCAGCTCTGCACGCTGCAGAGTGGCTTCTTGCTCTTTCTTGTCGGCTTCTTGGAATTTCTTCTTGATTTCCTCGTCCTGCTCTTTCTTAGCACGGTCTGGGAAATTCTCTTGATAGACGACCTCCAAGGCTTTCTTTTCCAGTTCCTCTACTGGCAAATCAATAGCTTCTTTTGGAAGCAACACCGGATAAAAAGCGCCCTCTGCATTCGTCAGAATGACATGAGTGCCCTCTACTTCGTTGTTGGATGAAGAGTAAATCCAACTCTTTCTGTTGAAATTTAATTTAGACATATGTCTCCTTTTCTTTAATTAAATAGACCAATTTATCTGCGTGCCGACATATTTGTCGTTAGTTGCAAGCAAGGTCATACCTCCGTCAGGATTTATTTGCAAGTGCCTGTCGTTACTTGATCCACCCTCGAAAACCGGCACATTTAACATGGCGGCGTTACCTTGAATTGGCGTCAGTTCGCTTGGTATACGTCCAAGACTGACATTTCCTGTGATGTCTCTTATCTCAATCCTAAGCGACACGATATCTCCCTGGCGCTTGTAGTACACGCCTGTAGTACCTGTAGAAGTCCATTCTGTGCGTTTTAGGTTGGCGTGGTTAGCGTCAGGATATTCAAGCCAATCACGCCACTTCCCGCCCCAATTTCTAAAGCGGATGAATACTTTCATGTCAATATCTGTATATCTCTGATAAGACTCCCGCTCGTTGAGATTAAAGACCTCTAGCAAACCCGGTCTTTGGCTTGGTGCGTTAGTCGTTCCGTCCTGCGTGCCTTTGATGACATAAAATCCCGATGTCCTTGCGTTGTCAAAATTCTTGATTGATGTACGGATGTCAATCAAATCCCCATTCTTCTGCGTCAACTGGTGCATTTGAATGAGTTTGTCGTTCGCATAGATGTCGCCTTTGACATCAAGTGCCCCACGCTCCCAGATTTTATTGATACCAGCACCAAATTGGCTATAAGATATCACTACACCCTCGGTCGTGACGATAGCTGCGAATTCCGTGCTAGTATAACGGTCTTCCAGCTTTCCTACGACTTCCCAAGTCTTATTGGCCGGATACTGTCCTGATAGATTAGCAGGGCTATTGACAAGCTCTGCTATACTCGTCCAAGAGCCAGCAGCAGGACCGGTGTCCGATGTGTAGTTCTTATCCGCAAGCGGTTTTACCTTGAATGTCAGCGTCATCTTGTTCTTCTGCGAACCATTGACAATTAGCGGGGCGACTTTTGCTGTCCGTGTAATCGTCAGCGTTCCGCCGTTCAGGCCGGTTCTTGCAACATCGAATTTTAAAATCGGCGGGAAGTAGTCAAGGATGGTTACCGTGCGCTCTATCGCATTACTCGTCCGCCCTCGGCTATCCGTCACTCTCGCTCTGATGATAACTTGACCGTCATAGTTCATCAGTCCAAGGCCACCGCCGTTGGTCGTCGTTGACTGGTTCTTACCGACAATCTCCGCATAGTATCCTGTGATAGTTGAGCCATAAGCCCCAGAAGCTGCGCCAAAATTGACTCTAATATCAGATAAAATCTTGATAAAGTGCTCACCGCCAGAGATGATATTGGCCGCTATCGCATTGCCATCTGTTAGAGTAAAGCCTGTCAAAGTAGGCTTAACGCTATCTGGGATAGAAAGATTAAGACGCTTCACATCACGGCCAATCTCTCTGTTGTCGTCATAAGTGATAATCGTGACTTGTCCGCTACCGCTGGATGTATTCGGGAATTGCTCGCATAGTCCCATTTCTGGTGTCCATACATAGCTAGTCGTTACATCGTCACCAGCGATTTTTTTGTCATAACTTCCGCACCTAACCCAAATCGAATGAGTAAATCTCTCGTGCTTGCGATTGATGTTAATCGTCACCGGTTGACCTATGACAGCTGTCACATCATTCCCAGAGCTTGCTCGTGGGATAGATGGCAATTTGACCGTTTGGAGAACTCTAGCGCTGCCATAGTTGCCGACGTTGATGTCTAAACCAACATCAAGATTAAACTCTTTAGAGCCATCTCCAGAGTGGTCGATGCGATAGTCTTTTGACAACAAGCTCTTATCTTGATTTCCACCAATCCCTGCATCGACATTGATTGTATCAATGACAGCTCCATTGATCTTGACTGTAATAGGTTTTGAGTACGACGGTATATAAACATAGCCATTAGAGATTAAATGCACCGATACATTGACCATCGTGTAGTTGCCAGCTATGTCCTGCCGTCTTACGCCCCAGGTAACATCAAGTTGTAAATTATGCCCCCAGCCGCCGCTGAAATTAGCTCTGACCATGTTTAGGCACCTCCTCCCACATATCTGATTACATTCATGTCCGGATTGAGCTGATACTGTTCTTCTCTAAATCGCCCGATTTGAAGCGTCCGAGTGAATACCCCGTTCTCAATCTTTAAGACACCTTGTGAGATATAAGCTACCTCAGAACCTGCAGAGTAGAAGCTGATACGGTCACTCTCAACACGAACAGAAGATGAGCCGTCTTTCTTGCCGATAATCAAGCCCTCATTGCTTGCACTCATATAGCTATCTAAGAAGCTCCAACGCTCAGCCATATCTCCGAGATTGTTCTCAATCTTAGCAACCCTTTGAGTTGCGGCCACGAGTTTAGCTTCAGCTGCAGCTCGTCCAGCTTCATCAGCTTTGACATAGTCTTGATAGGATTTAACCCATTCATTGACCGTGTCAATGCTGGCTTTGGCTTCAAGTTCTGCGTTGGCTAGCTGCATGGCTTCCGTCAAAGCGTTTAGCTGTTCCGTTGTCAGCTTTTGGTCAGCCTTGCTATCAATCTTGTCATTGACTTGTTTTAGCTGTTCCTCGTCGAGTGCTCCTTTGTCGCCTTTAGGGCCTGGAGGACCTTGTGCACCAGGGTCGCCTTTATCACCTTTCGCACCAACTTGACCGTCAGCCACATTGCTAAAAGTCACCTCTGCAGTTGCCACTTTCTCGTCATTGAGATAGGCTTCTACAGTCACTTGCAGAGTTCCCTCAAAGTCTGTCGCACGGACTAGCATTTGGCTGCCACTGCCGATGATTGAGTCGCCTTTCTTGTAAAAGATAATCGGCTCGTACACCTTGCCATTCTTCTCTAGTGTAGCCATGAGCAAACTCTGTCCTGTGCGATTTTTAAAGGCCGTCCCTTGGTCTGTGGATAGCTTCAATTCGTACGGTATAGCCTGCTCTGCAAGCTTAGCCATGCGAGTTAGCAAGCTGTCTGATACCTTGTTCTGCAAGGCTTGGAAATTCGCAAAGACCGTCTTATTTTCGCTCGGATTGGTAAAGCTAATTTGCTGCTCACTGACACGAGCTTCCAGCACCAACATTGGACTAAAGCCTGTGTCTTGGATTTTGACAGTGTCACCAATATCCAAGTCAAAATATCCGTCTGCTTCGTATGTGATGGCTGGATAGCAATATTTACGCAGATTACGCAAGGCCGTGGAGATAAGCACTTCTTCGCTATCTGTATCGACTTCCATGTCCTTGCGGATCCAGTTATCGCTTGTCTCAGTGCCAGTCAAAACTGACGGATAGAGTTGCTTAGAAAGAGGGGCAAATAGCAAACTACCCTGAAGGTAAAATTCGACCTCACCTTTTTCATTCTTCCACTCTTGCTTTTTCTTAGGGTCTATGACAACTTCAGTAGTGCTGACAGTCACTTCTTTCAACTCTATCTCTGGTACTGGTACATCAACCGTACTGCTTGTTTCCGTCCTACCCTCGACTGTCTTACCTGCTTTTAACTCTGGCGGATAACAAAGTGTCTCTATCGCTCCCAAATAAGCCTGTGCGTTATATGTTCCTAGTGTCACATACTGTCTACCAGCGTAGTTCTGCTCAAGTACCGTAACGGTACTACCGTTATTTGCGATGACGATGGAAACATGGCCATACTGTCCAGTTGCTAGAAAAGCATTGTGAGCTTTGATGTTTGCCATAGCTCCAGCTTTCAACTCATTAGTCCCACGAGGGCGCACTACAGACCAACCAAAATTAGCCCAAGCGTAGTCCGTACCGATATAAGCCGCAGCCATACCAGCGCCGACCTTACCAGAAAAACCAGTCACACCACCACCAAGACCAGGGCCGCCTAATTTCATAGAGTACCAAGCTGCCAATCCGTAACATTGACCGCTACCGACTGTCCGGCCCTGTAGGCCTTTCATTTCGTTGATAACAGCGATTGTCTTGTCCGCTTTAACAACTCTTGTCACTGGCTGGCTAGGACTGCTTAATTGATTGTCAGGCTGTCTCCATAGGTCGTCTAGCTTGTCTAGGATATTCCCGTTAGAGCGATTAACACCGCCCCGAATATCTCGCATGAGAGTGATATAGTGGCCATATCCAGCCGCCGCATAGTCATATAACGCACCACCGACACGGAAAAGACCACGAGTGTAGCCTTCAATGTTCTGCTTGCCTTTGACGCCGTAAAACTTCCGCCCACCGCTAGTCTGTTCGGCCAGAAGATAGGCATAGTCTTTCATAAAATCGTCTACGCTCGCGTAGTGGAAGTATGTTCCTCCCTCATTGGCCGGTCTAGCGCTTCCTGTCGTGACCTTGACACCGCTTGGGCGAGTCTGGGCAGAGCCGGACATACCTGACCAGTTATTATCAATTCTAGCTACGTTAGAAGCGCCCCAGAAGCTTTCAAGATAGAGCTGGCAAATCATACCAGACGGCAAAATGTTGTATTGCACACAGAGATTTAAGATAGTCTGGACTATCGCAGCGCTCATAGGATGTCCAGCGTAGTTCAAACCACCACCAGTGTATTTCTTGCCGCTGTTCGCCGCTTGTGTAGCTGACGGGTTAGCGACCTTGGTTGAGGTCTCTTTGGTTTCTTCCTTGCGTCCAACCGGCTTGATAGCGTTGTATAGCTGCGTCTTGTCAACGCTTCGCTTAATGCTTCGTACATTCTTGCCATACTTCAAGATAACATCGTTTCGCTTGCGTCCGACGCCTTGATTTTCTGCGCTATGTGCTTTGTAGACATTCAAAACAAAGCGATCAAGCTGGCTATTAGATTTCAAGTGAGTCTCGAATTCGATTTCAGCATCAAAGTTACGAGCAAGAGATATTAAGCGAGCGAGAGAGGTTTCTTGCCCCTCCCATTGCAATGTCCTACGTTGGTCTGTTATCTCATTGATGCCGAGTTCGACTTTAGAAAGGCCAAGTGTACCCCAAGTGTCAAGATATTCTGTAAATGTCATTGCTTTTGGTGCTTTGTATGCCCCTTGATACTCGAGCATGAGTTCGAGGCTTAGATTTTCGCAGTAACACTTGATAATCTGCTCGTTTTCCTCGGTCTTCATCACGTTAAAGAGATAAGACCGACCTTTGTACTTGAAACTGACAAAAGCACGTTCGTTGAGGTGCTTATATGCTTGTTCAGCGTATGTGTCAGATTGGATTTTCTTTTTGAAAACTGAAAACTCAAAGACTGATGTTGCACTTTCGAGTGAGCGTGTCCACTTGTCGTTGAAGAAATTCAAGGTGGTCTGCTTGTCGTTATCGATAAAAGCGACCTTCTTCAAGGCGCTATCGTGGATTGTTAAAAGCATTAGAGCCACCTTTCTTCGAATTCAATCGTCACACTCGGTTTTTTCTTAGCCCAATTTGACTGCAAGATTTCGATTTCAGACTTTCCTGGCGGAATGACCGGCCACAAAGAGCCGTCGACTACTTGATCCAAATTCGGGAGATTGTTCAGAAAGACACTGTCATTTTCGCTATTGATGATAAGCGTACTTCCTGCGGCATAGCGATTAGGGATGTCTTTTGTGCCATTCACAAAGTCTTTGCGGTAGACGATGCTATCTAAGTACATGTGAGTCGGGAGTGGATTATTCCCAAAAGCTCCCATAGCAACATGGACTTTAACAGACTTTTTCCCTTTGATTTCAGGAATGGTGAATTTTGGATAACCACCTCGCCAAAACAGCTGTACTTCGTCGTCTCTGCGTTGAATGTCTGATTGACCTGTGTTCTGGGTGAACGGATTCTCTGATTCGTTATGAGTCGGCCAGAATGTCCATTGTTTGACTATCTTATAGCCACCGCTGCCATTAGCAGCCAAGAAGTTGTACTCAGTATTCAGTCCATTTCCTCGCTTAATGGTTTCAACGCCATAGAGAAACTCGCCATTTTCTCCAGTAAATGAAATTTTGATGAAGCCGTACTGATTAGCTGGATTAACCCAGAAAATCTGTCTCCACCAGATGTATTCATGCAGCGCACCTTTTTCACCCACACTGTCTGCAGGAATTTCCCAAGTGACTGATCCGGCATGATTTCCAAGAGGGCCACCTCCAGGGTTAGCAAGGGATAGATGAGGTCTGCCCCAGACGCTTTGAATGGCTAGTGTTCCGTTCAAGTTTTGGGAATTATCATTCAGGATTGCCACGTTCTTCTGACCGTCCGCAAGTCCTTTGATAATGCCCTCGCCAGTGACATAGTCCCAGAGGATTTCAGAGTGCTTATATGGCACAATGTCGGCTTCCTCGATACTTCCAGACTCAAAAGCAAATCTGTCGCTCACAAGGCCATAATAGCCGTTTTCGTCGTTGGCTTTAAACGTGATAATCGGATAAGCATCCGCTGTCCCCTTGTTATCAATCGCAAAGACCATCTTCCCTTGCTTTTCTTCATAGTCCACTACACGCTTGTAAGTCGTCGAGTGTGCCACGCCGTCAGGAATGTAAAACTTGATAGTCGTTTCATCGTACCAGTCAGTTATCCCCTCAAGCTCCATATCGCCCTTTACGAGAGCGTTAAAGTATCTGTTAGTGTATTTGCCTAGCGTCAGCTTTTTCGGCGTTGTAGCGTCAAATATGCCCGCTATACGCTCTTTTAACTCGTTGATGTCTCCTCTGTCAGTATTTGCTTGTTCTGTTGTATCGACAAAAGCGATATTTGCAATATCAAAAGAGGCCAAGCTAACTTTGACCTCAATTTCTTTTGCGTCCACTTCGACCGCTGTTGCAATCGTACCAATCCGAGATAGTTTCTCGGTCTTGATTGTGCGTTCGTTTCCGATACTTGATTTTACTTCTAGGACTTTGAGCAGACCAGAAAGGTCTACTCCGTTATATGTCATAGATGTTTCTGTCACACTCTCACTCCTTTCAGAATATTGCTGATATACTCTCTATCGCTTTGATAGCGGCTGAAATCGTCGCCTGTCAAACGTGCAAATTCTTGCCCATTGACGTTCAGCACCACTTCTCTATCAAGACTTTGCTTAATAGTGTTAAGTGCGTCTTTGATGATGTCCAGCTTTCGGTCTTCTTGCTTGCTTTCAAGCGATAACGAGCCGTTTAGACTTGCAGAATAGCCTTGGCTTCGCAAGCTATCGTCTAGCAGACTGCTATAGTCAAACTTACCTGTCACATCATAGAGATTTTCCAATGCTTCGTTGACAAACTTCTGGCTACGGTCGATACCGACTGCAATACCTTGACCAATGAAGATACCGACACGGTCACGGAATAACCGTGATGGTGAATGGATATCTGCTGCTGACCTAGCTGCCCTTTCTGCTTGTGCCACAAGTGCATTCGCTGCCGACGTTACAGCTGGCAAAGCAGCAATCATACCACGAGCCAAGCCGTTACCGATTTGAGTACCGACGTTTACCATATTCCTAGCGCCGATATTTCCGACACGTTGGACAGACAACATGAGGTTGTTCATCGCTGCAGTTGCTTGACCAACACCGGAACGAATGCCATTGACGATACCTCTTGAAACACCCTGCCCCGCTTGCTGTCCTGCTTGCGTCATTTGAATAGCACTAGAGCGGATAACCGTTACTATTACTAACATTCCAGATTGTACACTTGTTACAGCTTTTGTCATTGCGCTTGTGATAGCAGAAATCAATCCAGCCATCGCTACTTGTGCGCTTGCTCCAATCGTAGACAATCCAGCAGAAACTGTCGGAACAGTAGCTGCAAGAACTGTCATAGAAGATGTTGCAGCAGTTGCCGAAGCTGTAATCATTGCCAGTTGCATCGGAATAGTTGCTAACGATTGTGCGATTGCAGCAAATCCAACCGCTGACAATCTAGCCGTATTTGCGAAAGTTGTCAACGAACTAGCTGCTGATGTCAGATTTGGAGCTAGACCGGTTAAGCTAGCAGAAAGTGTCGGCAATACCGTAGATACGATAGTAAGGGCAGAAGCTGCACTAGCTCCGCTGATTTGTATCATCATCAAGCCTTGACCTAATGCACTTATTTGACTACCTGCATTCCCTAGCCCTGCTGCCGCATTGGCGATAGCAGTTATACCCGCTGCTGCCGCCGCCAAAGAAGCTGCCAAGTCTCCCAGATTAGTGTTGGTTATCATCACAACGCCTTGGGCTAATTGCTTAAAGCCGTTTCCAGCCTTTTGCGCTGCATCTCCTATAGACTTGATGACACCACTAACGGCATTCAAAACAGTTACTATACCGTTGCTAAGAGCATCCGAAACGGTCTTTATAGCTTCTGCAAAGGTTTTGACAGCAGGAGAACCAACATTCAACGCTGCGCCGAATAGGGCGACCCCAGCCGCTGCTACAACTATGCCAGCACCGAGAGCGACTGCTCCTGCTGCTGCTGCTAAAGCACCAGCGCCTACAACTACTAATGCGGCACCGAGAGCAAGGCCAGCAACTGCAGCCAATCCAGCTCCTGCGGCAATCAATGTCAAACCACCAGCTAACGCAACTAATCCAACCGCTGCGCTAGCACCATAAGTTGCAATAGGCTCTAAAGCACCAGACATCAATTGCAATCCAGCGCCCGCTGCAAGGACGCCAACCCCAATCATTAGTACAGCCGCACCAAAGGCCAAGAGACCTATAGCACCCGCTGTTAGAGCGGGGCCGATTGCCGCTGCGCCGACTGCAAGCAATGCAATGCCAGCCGTAAGACCAACTAACGCAATCGCTGCAGGAGCGCCGGCACTTGCTAATTGAATAGCCGCTTGAACTAGAACGTAAACTCCTGCCGCTGCCAATGCTACGCCAGCGCCAACCATTAGGGCGGCCGCACCGAATTGTAACACGCTTACTGCAGAAGCCGCTGCACTTGTTCCTACTGCTGTTTCTCCTGCAGCCATAGCAGTACTAGAAGCGGCATTGGCGGCTTGTGCAGCAGTAAGAGAAACTGTGTTAGTGACTAGACTGATTAGTGACTGACCAAAATTAAACGCAGCTTTCAACCCTTGCGCAATCTTCAAACCGGTTTTTACGGTCATTAACGCTCCTGCAAAACCAATAACAGCAGAAGCAATATTCTGTATTACTTCTGGCGGAAGCGAAGCTATGAAATTAGCTGCAGCTGTAGCTATTTGAGACAGCCATGTCACAAGCGTTCCTAACGTGCTTCCTAATGATTCTAAAACACCTGTAGAAGTCAAGCTATTCCAGATATTCCCAAGCGCAGCAGATATACTCTGAACTGCTGTAGTGAATGCTGAAACAGCGCCTGTGTTAGAAAACGCAGTCCAAAAGGTCTGTATCTTCTGCGTTGTGTCTGAAATAAAAGCTGATACGTTGTTGATAATCTTAGTAAAATCAATCTTATCAAGTGCTTTTCCTAAACCGTCTGCAAGCTTATTGAAATCAATCTTGTCGAAAGCGTCTGATAAGGCATTTACAGCCTTGATACCAAACTTATTGAGTTGTTCAAAAGCAGGCATGAGCTTGTTAGACAACGACTCTTTCATTCCGTCGATAGCCTGATCCACAGTCTTAAATTCTGTTGCCATTTTCTGGAAAGCGTCCGAATTACCAGCCTTATTTAAAGCATCGAAGAATTCCTCTGTATTGACTTTCCCATCCTGTACAGCAGATACAAGCTCGGCTGTGCTCATACCCATTTCTTTAGCTACTGCAGCCATACCAGCAGGCGCTTGTTCCATCATGATTTTAAAATCCATCCAAGCGACTTTAGGCTTACTTGCCATTTGTGTAGCTTGCGTAGATAAGGACTTCATCGCTTGCGCTGGATTTTCAGCAGAAGCGGCTAGGCCACCAAAGGCTTTTACCAAACTACCGACATTTTTAGTTCCCACAGCGTCAAGTTGCGAGTAAGTGCTTGCCATGTCAGACGCAGAATAGATAGTCTTGGTCGCAAAGTCCTGCATTTCTTTCTTCGCTTGTGATATCGTTTCAGCAGAGCGACCAAAAGCTTGTAAGTTGCCCTCAAAGGTTTTCCATGCCTTTTGAGCGCCGTTCAATTCTCCGACCATTGAGCCAATACCTGATGTGATTGAGCCAATACCAGAAGTCAAAGCAGAGCTAATTAAATTAGCGCCTAATACAGATTTGAAAGTAGAACCTACTTTGCTTGCCATGTTCGACAAGCCGCTAACTGACCTTTCCGCTGCTTTAAAAGCACTAGAAAATCCGCTATCTCTTGCTCGTAGCACCGCTTCGACTGTATAGCTCGAATTTGCCATTAATATCCCTCCTCTCCTTTGTAGTTTCTCATTCTTTTAGCGATAGCGATTAGGTCGCTATTCACTGGTTTGGCAAAATTATTGCCCAGGACAGCGTTTTTCCGTTTGGCTTCGTCGTAGAAATCGGTAAATTCCTTATAAACATAAGATTTACCGTTTCTATCCGTTGCCTTAACTGCCCTGTTTAGATATGCTTGCAGATATAATTCTTGCTCACGTTCTAATTGCTTCATGACATGCCCTCGTTTTCGGAGCTTGTATTCTGCAATCGTCATTCTTCTTGCCACATCGTAGTCCGTAACGCCAAACAATCCGAATATCGTTGCAAGCATGTCCTCGTAAACTTGTTTAGATGTCGATATGACAGTTTTTACAGATTCATTTCTTTCAGAACTTTGTTCACTTTCAATCTTGTCACCGGCGATTTCTTCAAGCTCACTAAAAAATCATCAAACACTTTCTCGAGATTGTCGCCTTGCGCTTCAATCCACGCTTCAATATCTGCACTTTTAAGCAAAGGACGCTCTGTTGCAGTAGCAGCTTGAAGAATGTCTGCGATAACAACCGGATTGAAGTCTTTCAGATACACAACCGCTGATTGCAAGCCCATACCGAAGCTGACGCCATTCCCTTTGATTTCATAGCGCTTGTCCATTTCACGGATAAAGTCAATGCCATAGTGTAAGTCGTATCTCTTGCCGTTGATTTCGATTTGTTTCATGTTCTTTGTATTCTCCTTAAAAATAAAAAGGGGCTAAATGCCCCAAAGTTTGATTAAAGCTCTTGAGTAGTGTCCTTGAATGCGTATTGAACAGCCTTTTGCTGTTCTTCTGTCAAGGTCGCATATCCGTCAACTGGCTTGCCGTCAATCTTCATTTCTGTTGAGATTGTAATCAAGTCTTCAACGTTTGCAGGAAGTTCCCAGCTAGACAGAGAGCCTTGCATATACTTAGCAGGGTATTTGTCAGCTTGCTTAGTTCCAGCAAGGTCAATTTCCCAAACTTCAAGCTTGAAGCCCTCTGTTACTGATTGCTCAAGGAGCTTATTCAGTTCATCACGGCTTGAAACAGCTTCGATTTCAAGAGTTACCTCAAGCCCACCGTCACTGTTTACTGCGCCGTCTTTCGTTTTCTTCGTGTCATTTGAGCGCTCATATTTAAGCTTATGCTCAACTTGGAAAGCCAACTTAGCAGCGGCTTTCTTTTCTCCCAATTTGCGGAACATCAAAATTTTATCTTTTCCGTACATGTATCATTTTCCTTTCTTAGTTAAATCTAAATTTCAAGTCAAGAATGCCATGATATAGCAATTCTTCCGTTGAATTGTCTTTGATAATTTGCGTTGGACTTGATAAGTCCATAGACCATTTAGTGCTTTCAATTTGCCTAATCTTGGAATATTCAGCCATAAGCTTGCCTATCCAGTCAGATACCAGTTTCCTATCGTCTACACGCCCCCACACGTCGACACGAGCCGACACCTCACCGATGAGGTATGATTTAGTCGCTTGTGGGATAATCTGTGTATAAGACACAACCATAAATGGATAAGGTGTGCCGTCTTCTGGCAGATATGGATAAGCAGTCAATCCAAGAGCATTTGAGCGCTTGATAAGCTCATCATGCAACTGTTGGTCTGGTTGTTTATTTAACAATGCCTGCCCTCCTTAAATCTGCGATAAACCTCGGCTGCACTACATCAAAAGCCGGCTTCATAAATGGTTGTGCGTTCATCTTGCGTGTACCGACTTCCAAGTAAGCAGCGTAGTCTGTGCCAGCTTCCACCTTTGCTTCGAATCCGCCATCTTGTAACTCAAGAGTGATTTTGCGCTTCGTTGTGCCTGTTGCATAGCCTTTAGTAAAAACAGCATTTCTCTTAGCAGTTCGTTGCAATTCTGCGCCATATTTCTTGACAATAGCTTTGTGTGCTTCCATGTTAGCGGCGGTCTGCAAGGCTTTTTTTAATGGCGCATCGCCGTTGATGCGTAAAGTTCCGTCAAACCCCATTTTTCACCTCACTAACATAAAAAACAGTCATGCCGTTCGTATGTTCTGGCGTTCGTATGATGTTATAAGGTTTTCCGTCAATCAAAAGGCTGCTGATTTTTCCCTTTATGCGTCGTACTCTCACTACCTTAGTGGCTTCTTTTAACTTGTCGCCTAAAAGGTTTTGGAGCTGTGCGCTTACTGGCCCGATATTAGCAGGTACGACCTTTTCAGTCGTTTCACCGCCTACCATTTTCCCTAAATCAGCGTCATACATTGGTTTTTGCTCGCTTTTAATAACAAGCTTGCATCGTTTGTCAAATCTCATAGCATCTTAAACCCCGCTTGGAAACTACCGGCAAAGTTGCGTCTGATGACTGCGTCATAAACCGCAAAGTCGTCTAAGTCAAAGGACATGCTCAAACCCTCTACGCTTTGAGAGGACAAGCCCTCAGAGCCTAGCTTATTAAAGCGTTTAACAACGACCTCTACGATGATGTAACTTAGCTTATCTGGTATATCGTCTTGTTTTGAGTAGGCTTTAAAGTGTGCTTCCGTAAGATTTTGGATAATTAACAAGAGATTATCTTGCAAGTTATCCTCAATTCCTAGCAGAGCCTTTACTTGCTCAATAATCATCATGTTCTTATCCCTCCAATGCGTCGATTAGGCTCGCTTTATCAAGCCCAGAATAGCCCGTCACGCCGTTTTCTTTGGCAATCCCTCGTAACTCCTGCACTGTCATATCAGACAGCGTAGAGGGACTTTCTGCCACCTCTACGACTGGCTCAGGAGCTTGCGGGTGATGCCTACGCAGCAACATACCCATTAAGCACCTCCGAATTTAACAACTTTAGTAGGGTCATACAAGTAAACACCGTAGTGTTCGTCACCTGTGATGACTGTTGTTTTCTTCAAGATGTCACGGTCTGTTTCGATAGCAACATCACGCTTGAGGTTGATAACGAATGCGCCGTACTTAGCAACATCAGTCGTGTCGTTTGCAGTTGGTGATACTTTAACCAAGAAGCCTTTACCCTTTTCAACTTTCTTAGTGCGGACGATTTGCACGCCGTGAGTTTCACCAAAAGTACCAGATACTACTGTGTTAGCGCCGATTTCAGATCCAGAAAGCCAGTTCTTGATAGTGTCAGCTCGCAAGTCAATAGCGTCAGCAGGGTTGATAAGAGCGACATAGTTTGCGTCTTCTTCATCGTCAAACACTGCCAAGGCTTTATCGAGCGCTGCGCCAGTTGTAGGGGCTTCTGTGACAAATTGAGTTGCTTTCTTAGCTTCTTCAATCAAGTCATTGTCTACCTTGTTAGCCAAAGCAAGAGCGATTTGTTGTGTTGCTTGGCCGACTGGATCGCCATAACCAGACAAGACGGCTTCGTCTGTCAGTTCGATACCTTTACCGGCTTTCTTGATAGTCATAGTAGACTTAGCAGTAGTCAGTTGGTCTGGTTCAATAGCTACACCCTCGGCAATATCTTTAGCGTCGCCAGAGTACACCCATTTAGGCACTGTGATAGTGCTTCCTGGTTGTCCTACAAGCTCACGCTCGACATAAGAAAGAGGGGTGAATTTAATCATTTTAGGAAGTTTAGCTGATACCATGTCAGCCATTACTTCTGGGTTAATCATTTGTGCAAGTTGTGTTTGTGTCATTTATGTTTATCCTTTCAGTTGTGCGTATAGTTCTGGGTTACTCTGCAATAACTCGTTGCGGTCTTTGTAACCCATGCGGTCAAATTGTTCTTTGGTAATTGTTCCTGCAGTTGATTGCTCAACTTTGCGTGGCGTCTTACCTTTCAGCATTTCTTTGACCTTGTTATCTGCTAGTTGGTTCACTAGCTCTGTAAAGCCATTGACGGCTTCTTGCGTGCTCTCTGCGCTATCCTTAACGACAAAGGCAAGGATTTCGTCACCAGCAACAATACCGGCTTCTGAAAGCATTTTAGAAGCTTCTTTCTCAAGACCGCTGCGATTGATTTTTGCTTCGAGTTCTGCGATGTATTCTGCTTGTTTTTTAGCTTCATACTCTGCTTTTTCGTCGGCGTTCATCTTTCGCAACTTCTCAGCTTCGTCCATTTTGGCTTTGTATTCTTTTTCAGCCGAGCGCTTTGCTTTCGCTTTTTCTTTCTTGACAATATCGTCTAGCTCAGCTTGTGTGAATGTTTTCTCAGCAACTTCGGTCTGCTCCTGATTGCTAGCTTCATCAGTGGTTTCTTCTGTCACTTCGATTACTTCATCTTTGATTTCTTCTGCCACTTTTGGCTACCTCCCTTTTAAGTCCTGAGTGGACTGATGCCTTGGCTTTTTATGTCGTCAAAGTTCGGACAAAAAGAAAACCAGTCGAATTGACTGGTTTGAATTATGCAACTAAGTAGCAGTCTGTTCCTGCCAGTCAAGATGTTGGATCACCTCCTAATCTGTAAAACCTAGCACCGACATTATTTTGCTTTTACCTCCTTGCGTTTTAGTTCTGTTTTAATTCTGTTCTCGCTCTACTGTCACCTGTTTGATTTAGCGCTTTTCTTAATCAAGCGTTCGTATTCTTTCTCTGACATAGAGAAGTGAGCGGCAGTAGAGCATCTACAAAAGGGTGCATCGGCGCAGCATTCTCCCCTGGCAACATACCAGCCACTTTAAAGATTTTTCCGTCTAAAGGCTTGCATATATCGCACGCTTTCGGCTCTGCGATAAACTCGTATTCGTCGTAACCATTAGCAATGTATGACTGCCTTTCTGCTTCTGTGGCAATCCTAGCGCCCTCTGTGACAGCTAGTCGCTTAGCTTCATTAGCAGATACACCGAACTCTTTTCTTAGCTGTGGTATCATCGTTGTTGGGTTCTTGCCTTTTAGCAGATAGTCCTCTGTCAGACGAGCCACTACCTCTCTTAAAGCGTCTTGTCGCTCCCAAAGCCTGTCAGACCATTTGACGCCCTTGAAAGGCGTATTTAAGACCGTCTGTGCAGCTTTGCCAATCTCACTAGCAGATAATACGGACTTACCAAGCAAGCCTGACTGTGTCTTTAGAGTTTCTGTGTACTCCTCGTTCAAAAAACGTTCTGAAAGCTTGTGCTCAGAGTTTGCGAGGGCAACCATTTCTAAGTCTAGCTGATACTGCAGCAATTCCAGCCTTGACATTTTCATTTTCAGATTGTATAGCTCAAGTTCTGCGTTAGCTTTGGGAGAAAAGTCTTTCTCCTTAACGTATCGCCTTGCCTTTTCTTCAAAAGCTTTGACATCTAGCGCATCCGTCCTGGCTTTTACTTCTGTTATTGGCAGATTGTTCTTATCTGCATAACGCTGTTCAAAGGCTCTGATTTCCTTTTCTAGCTCTCTGAAATGGTAGTCGTATAATCTAGTCATCTCATCGCTCAAAGTTGTGTCACGGCTTAATCTCGCCCTCTGTTCAGCTTCTATGCGTCGCTTCCAGTAATCACTCGGCATCAGCAATCACTTCCTTGCCATCATCTTGTAAGTCTTTATCTGCAAAGCGTTCATTTTGCGCTATCTTCCTGGACAGCAAGCTAGAGCTTTCTTCTTCATCGTCCATTTTCTCAATCTCTTGCTTTGGATTGTCCACGATTGACAAGACAGATAGCTTAGTTTCGTTCGACACTTGACCGGAAAGCTGTGATACAATCTGCGCTTCTTCCAAGATATTTCTAGGCACATTTCTAGTAAATTGATACTTAATATCAATCCATCCATCACTCGGCACGGCAGCCATTGGCACACCAAACACGATTTCATACAGACGATTAAATGCTGACTGCATTTTGCGGTCTTTCATTTTGGCTAGATTGTCCATCGCTTGCAGCTTAAACGCTAGAGCAGTACCGGAAGCATCACCGAAGTCTTCCTCAGATAAGTTCGCAACCATTGAAACGGCAAAGATTGAGTCTTTTAGCAGCTTAATTAGATTTTCTTGCGTCGTATCCGAGTTTGGCTTTTCAAGAAATCCGACATCTGGCAAAGGGCCGTCAGAGCCATTCTTCCACAAATTAAAGATACGATTCTCTCTAATCTGCGTTGCCATATCTTCTTTCAGCTCGACACCAACGATTTTCAAATAAGCGTCCGCAAAGTAGTCGACATCATTGGCTTTCTCACTTGCTGCCTTATTTAATGCGTTGATTAGCGTCTTAACGCTATCAAAGATACCTTGTCGCTCCTCGTTTTCGATTAATTCAACGACTGGCAAAGTGCCATAGACATGATTGTTGCGTTCGACAAATCGGACGCCACCGCCAAGTTGAAAAGTCGCTTCGATTACTTCGTTAGCTGTGATGACTTGTCCGTAACCTGTTGGGTCATTGTCATTAAACGCATATCGAACCGCAAATAAAGGTTTTTCCTCAATACTATTGTCATGCACGACAAACATATTTATTGGGCTATTGTATGTCGCTCTCGTGTTCCCCGCTTCGTCTTGATAGACATAGAGAAATGCATGGCCGAACACATCAGCTAGCTTAGCAAGTTCAAACTCGCTATCTTCCATGTCGTTCAACTTACGGAAATCACTGATAAACTCTGCTACGTTGTCGTTATCGTGCGTCACTTTGACCGGTACGCCGATTTGGTAACCGCTAAAAGTATCAACGATATACTTTGCATAATTAATAACTAAGCGATTATCTGGCTTCCACGGCTCTTTAGGCTGACCTTTCAATATCTTGTGCTTAGACATATACATGTCTTCGTTCTCGACGTAACCTTTCAGCAAGTGCGCTTGATGCAGTTTCACCGCTTCTGATACCAAGTCTGGCGTCACTTCGTTTTCTGTTGTTGTCAATAACTTTCGTTTGTTTAAATGGACTTTCGCCATTAAAATCCTCCCTTGAATACTTTAATCTTGTTGCCCATATCTGCGACTTTGGAATATATCGCATAACGGATACTATCCAGTACGTCGTCATGTTCCTTGAACGGCTCTCCCGTTCTCTCATTCCAGATATACTGATAGATCTCATCTTTGAAATTGTTTACTTTGTCTTTTGAAACATAAAAAAGCCCTAGTTTCATGCGCTTGGCCACTTCTTCTATACCAGACAAGACAGATTTGTTTGCATTTCTGCAGTCGATATCCTCACGCTGAAACCTTGCAACGTGTTCCGGTCGTGCGCTATCAGCCCAAAACGGAATATTGCCATATCTTGATTTTATATCAAGCGCTATCTGCACCCAGAAATCAATCTCCTTATGCTGATACGAATGTTCTTCCAGCAGATATGTTCTGCCGTCCGATGTCTCGCCTAGCACAACGATAGAGCCTAAGTGTTCATATCCCCAGTCAACGCCTGCATAATAGCTTGTAATCTCGCTTGTAGGCACTTCCTCGCTAGTGAGATACATCTTATCATTGAAGTCACGATACACAACACCCTCACCAGTTACCCATAGACCGAGAATATCACGGTTATAGAACACACCGGCTGGCGTTGCTTGCTTAATGTTTCTACGGTATCGCTCTGACAAGAAAGTGTTATCGTCTAACTCAAAGTGAAAGTCGATAATCATATCATCGTCAGACGCTATATAGTCCTTTCTAAGCCAGTGTGTGGGAATATCTGGGTTACTATCCCAAACAACCCTTGCGCCCTCACCAGAACAGCGAGAAATGATTTCTTTGAATACTGTTTCATTTGCTAGCGACGCTTCGTTTACATACGCCCCAAAAGCCGTGAAACCTCTAGCACGTTGAAGACCACTGATAGAGCCAGTATAGACTTGCACCACCTTAACACCTTGAAAGACGAAAGCTCCGTGCTTGTCATACTTTGGAGTGAAGCCGTATTTATTGAAAAGCTCTTGCAGCACGTTGTTTTGAATAGATGTTGAAGAAGTACCTGCTAAGATATAGATAGGTTCGTCAATGCCTAGCTTATCTGCTATCTTCCGCACTCTGACAAGTTCACCAATAAATGTGTCATTGTTGACTACTGTCTTTCCGGCACGTTTAGCACCATGTAAACCGCAAATAAACCAGTCTTTCGACCAGATACGCTTCAGGACTTCTTGTTGCTTCGGAGTGTATAGAGCGTCTAATTTAGCCATCTAAGGCCTCCTGCACAGCTTCGATGTAACTTGACAGCTTTTCATCGATAGTTAGATCGCCGCCGATTTGTGCTTTCAGCTTCTCGATTTCAAGTTCCATCTTCTCGGCTTGTTTAGCAGTCGGATAGCGTTTCAAGATTTCCTGTATCGCCTTGATAACTGTTGCATTGTCGGCTTTCTTCGTCACTCTATCAACTTCACCAGTCACTGGGTTCATCATCAAGACTTCTTCATCACGTTTCCCCCTTGCGATATCCGAAAGGATACTCAAAGCTTCCCTAGCACTCATGATGTTATGTTCTTGCAATTCAATCATGCGTTTTTCGATATAAGCCGAAATTTCAAGTTTTTTCAAGTTCTGTCCGGCTATGCGCCCTGCAGTCTTTTCACTGTATCCTGCCTTGATTGCCGCTTGTGTAGCATTGCCAGTAGCGATGTACTCGTCTGCGAACTTCTGCTGTCTTACGTTTAACTTGCTGATTTTCCATCACCTCATTTCATTTTTAGACAAAAATAAAGACAGCCTTATTGGCTGTCGAAACTATAAAAGCCGTGCAGGACTCGAACCTGCGCTCTCGCAGCACCGTGCTACGACTTCCCAGAAAATTAAATAGGAGTTTAATAAAATAGAAAAAGTTTCAGTCGGCAGACCGTTGCTTATCTGCCTAAAGACGATACCGGACTCGAACCGGTTGACTTCCCTAAATCGTCTACAAACCCTGCCGGCCACAAGCAGGAAAATTCAGAAAGGTAAAAAAATGAAAACATATTTTAAAGGAGATTATGAAACATCGCTCGTTTTGGTCAACGTCCGCGCTTTCGGTGTGGCCTTATGAGCCAACAGCCTTTTACAACTGCTAGCCCAGAATATCATAGGAGTAACGTATGGAAAAAGTTGAAAAATCCATCTGTCAATTTCTTGACAATACTATTGTAACACTATCAAAAGCCAGTATTTACCGTCTTTTTACCGCATTTTTACCGCTTTTCGCAAACCAAAGCAGAATTGCGATACTGTTCTGCAAAAGCTAGTAAGGCACAATCTAATAGCTCCTGATAGCGTGTTTTTTCTATACCTAATTCGGAATAGATGATATAAGCAGGTTCTGGCAAAGTCTTTAGAAAGCGAGAATACAGTATAAAGCGATAAGTTGGATTGTATAACCTTGATACTGCTTGTTCTATTTCCTCTAACTCTGCCATAGCGTCCACTCTGCGGATCGCCAGATTTTCAACTGGTCTGCTTGGCCCGTTACTTGCTCTTGTCTCAAACGTAAACTCTTGCGTGACTTTCTGCAGAGCTTCGTCGCAAGCTATCTCTCTCCATCTTGGATACTCCCCTAATTTTTTCTTTGCTCTTTTGATAGTCACTTTCTCATTGACTTCTGGCAGCAAAGGAACTTCGCCCATCCTATCCACTCTTTCACCTCCTTTTTTAAATCCTAAAAGACCTCTCTAAATACATTTCGCGTTTCAATCTGCGCTTTAGCTTCCGTTGGCGCTCCGCTTCGCTGCCGCTCGTCGCCCCCCGATTTTTGAATTATCGTCGATGTAATCTTGTGCGACTTTTAGCCAACGCTTATCAGTTGTTTTGCAGTCCATTTTCTCACGTAAGCAAGTGATAAGAAACTCTTTATCAAACAAGCTGTCTAACTTAATCATCAGCCGAACTGGTGGAAAGCGCCCTGCTCTTTCGTAGCCGTTAAGTCTAGTTCGGTCAGAGTTTAGTTTTGCACCCTCAAACCCTAGCTGCGTCATCATTTCTTTTTTCGTGCCGTAAGTTTTGGTTTTTTCAGCTAAAATTCTGTAAAACTTTTGTACGTTCGTTTCAGTCATCTCAAACCTCTTCGACTTTCCAACCAAGAATATCTGCCACTTTCTGCGCTTCTTCCTTGGTATCAAATTTCTTAACGTAAGTCATCGTGCCTGGTTGTTCGTCGGCTAATATGACAATTTCAATGTCTTCTTGATATTTTTGGAAATACAAATGATTGCCATCTGTAACAACATATTCATATGATTTTTCTTTCATTTCTCTTCTCCTATGCTTTCACAACTGGGAAATGAATATCACCAATCACTAGGGACCCTACGCTGTAATAATATCCGTTATGTTCTGCCTCACAGTTGGCAATAGCTACAGGGTTCTGATTGTGGAAGATAGTTACTTTGTTTTTATAACCCGTTCCCCAATGGTCAGGGATTTCTTTAGGTTCCCCAATTTCAACATCAGTAATCATAGCATCAAGTGATACATCTTGGAACTCCCCACCTGCTGAGGCACAGCAATCACTTTCAGACATTTCAATAGTGATCTTTGTGCCATCTTCAAGTATCAGAAAGTCTTTATCCCATTTCACGATACGCTTGTAGAGTAACAATTCTTTAAGTTCTTCCAGTGAGCCGTATCTTGCATTTTTCCAATCAGGCTCAAAGTAGTTTGGTAGTTTAATAGTTTCTGTCATCTTCCAACTCCTTTATCTCCTTTTGCAAATCCTTGATATGTCCTCTCAAACGCTCTCTGCGAAGACATGCGTTGCGATAACCTAACTTGCGATTGCAGAAGTTATCTTCTTCTTTGTTCGCTAACCTTTCTTGATACACTTCTAAGCAATGCTTGAGGTGCTTCAATCTCTCCTCTTTAGTCATTCCAATTCCTCTATTTCTACCTCGATGCGAGGATTTAGGCTATATACTTTCTTAGCCCATATTTCCGATACTCTGCCGTCGTCTGTCCACACGCAACCAGCGTCTGATATGCTGTCAAACAGAGACTTGATGTAGTTGTCCGTATCTGGAAGTGTAGCAACTGGTATTGTTTCAGCTTCCAACATCGGGCGCTTGTACTTTGTATTCAGCAACTGCTTTGTTGGCTTGATGTAGAAAGTCGCTCTAACTTTTAAAGCTGTATCGTACTTCTTACCTTTCCATTGGTTTTTAACCAAAAGAGCGCACTGTCTTCGCCACAAACGCATGTCGTTTTTTTCGTAAGCCGAAACTCTGCCACGAACGACCGCTAATCTAGGTCTGCTCTGTGGTTTCGGCTCTATGTTTAGTGTTAATTTCATAATCTAATCAAAATCCACCAGCCAATTTGTTGTGAGCATGGCTTGGCTGGTGAAATCCTTTACGTCATTCGTCCAAGTCTGACGCTTAATTCTAGTTCGCTTTTATAGCCGTTCACGGGGCTTAATTTTGTTTACTTTTTACTATTACGTTCTCCGACTAGGTATCCTAAAAACACCCATAGCAGAGCCATTCCTGTTTCTTTGATAAATTCAATCATTATTTCTTCCCTCCTTGTAAATCACCATAGCTGTATAGCGTTCTGCTGGGCCGTATGTAGTGTCTGTCATAGAATTCTGGAATTTAATATCAATCAGTTCGGCTTTGGGATTTCGCTTGAAGAAGTTGTTTACATCCCATTCTAGGTCTCCGTCAGTGTTTTCTTTAAAAACTTTTACTTGGATCATACTTTCTTCATCCCCTCAACTGTTTCAAATTCGATGTCATTTGTATCAAGCCACTCTTTGAACGCATTTGCCTGTTCCAAATCTAACCAGAACTTAATAGTCGTTACATATTTAGCCGTATTCCTGTCTGTTTTCGTCTGTACTGCATTATTTTCTTGTTCAAGGGTGTTTGTGCCGCCCTCGATTATCTCGCCTGTATCGGCGTCGTATGCCTTAATATGAGCTTTCGCATTTTCTTGAGCTAATCGCTCAATTTCTGCTTTTCGTTCTTCTTCGGCTTTTGCTTGCGCTTCCTGTTGCTGTTTAAAGAGTTTTGCTGACTCAATATCCTTGTTAATGTTGTTCAGCACTTCTGCAAGCGTCAAACCGCTTTCGTAGGCTCTGATGTATGTTGCAGGGCCTAGTCCGTTATTAGCGCATTGGGCGCTGATGGCTGCGATGTCTTGGTCTTTCTGATTTTGCTTATTTAATTCATCCATAACGATAGCTTCAAGCTCTGTTTCTGTTTTCTTTAAGAGCGTAAAGCTGTCTTTCTTGAATTGTGTAGCTTTCGTGTACTCGTCCAAGTATTGCTCAAAAACTTCTGGATTGAGATCGCCTGCTGCTGCTTTTTCTGCAAACCAATTGCGGACTGCGTCTTTTCGTAGCGCCTTTTGGTTTTCTTCGTATCCGTCAATTTGACGCTTGAGTTCGTCAATCAAGCCTTTTAGTTTGCTGTAAGGCGCTTTGTACGCTTTTTCAAAGTCGGCATAAGGTTCATTGATTGCCCCCTTGATTTCTTTGCGTCGGTCTTCTAGGCTTTTGCTCAACTTGTTCAAGTCGGTTCGTGCTTGTTTGACTTCCTCAATCGAATTGACTTCAAGGTCAAATGTTCCATATCGAGCAATAGCTTGCTCAATTCCTGCTTCAAAGGCCGCAAAGTCGCTAAATGCGACCTTGGCCGGCTCGAAAGTAATTTTAATGTTGTCTAGTTGATTGATTTTTTCTGCTTCTTTCATTCTTCACTCCTCGTCTCAGATAAAAGGCAATTCGATTTGTTCTGCTTCTGCTTCTGTCCGAGCTTCCGCTTCTTCAAAAGCTTTTTGCAATTCGGCTTCACGGTTGCGTTCTTCTTCCTCTTGCTTCATCTGCTCGATTTCTTGCATCTTGCGTGCTCGGACTTCTTCTTGGGTTTCTTGCGGCGTCACATCGATAGGTGCTGCTTGTTCCATTTCGTCACTAGTGTATAGGCCGCCGACATTTTCACTAAATGCTTCACGGAAAGCCGATACGATTGCTACTTTACGGATCATTAGCCCGGGCGCTTTAGCCCACATGGATTTTCCTGTGTTGTATGCGACAAGGTCTGCGTCTGCAGAGATAGGTCGTGACCGGTCTTTGCGATATACCTTGCACCAACCACCCAGTAAGGTAGCCGATTTTGGTTTGATTGTTCCCTCAATCTGCTTGATTTCACCATCTGGCGTTTCAATCACAATCCCAGCTTCAAAGCCGTCAAATTGTACGTTTTCCTCTGCTCGCTTCATGAAAGCATCTTTTGAAACAACGATTTGAGCGGGATTGCTTCCGTATTTGATAAAGTAAACCTCTTTCGTGAATGGATTGAGGTTGCGATTTTTCACGATAGCAAGTAAAGTCTGCAATTCCTGAGGACTTGCTTGATGCTTTGGATCGACAAAATCTCGCAAGGTCTTTCCGTCAAGTTGCTGCAGGTCGGTCAAATAGCCACCCTTTTTTACTGAAATTTCATTTGTCATGTTGTTACTCCTTAATTCTACATCTGTAGTTATTGCTTATATTTTCGCTTCTAAGCCATTTTATTGTTTGAGTGGCACAATTATACTCTCGATAGTTTAAAATCGATTGTGCGCCATTATGTGGCTTCCTAGGCATATATACGC